CAACGACTTTAACAATATATTCAATTTATTTTTATCTATAGCTTTACTATCAATTTCATCTACATACTTTTCTAGTAATGTAAATGTATCTTCTATATCTTCCAATTCACCATCCGCAATTGCATCTGGTGTGAGGTCACTAAAGTCCTCAACAATTTTTAATTCAAGAAACTTACCTTCATTATAACATCTTTCAATGAATCTGTCAAATGTATAGAAGTCTGTTTTCTGAACTACAAATATTTTTACATAGGTATTTTCATATTCCGATAAATCCATATTGAGCATTTCATCACAATTATGGCCGTCATCATAAAATATTTTTCTGAATAGACGATTAGGATTCTGGTAAAATTCAAACTCTCTTGTGTCTGTGTCGTATATATGAAAACCTTTTGCAGTATTATAATCGTTCCATGTTATCTCATATGGAGCACCCAGATAACGAATATGACCATCGTCTTGTTGTTGGTGGTAATGACCAGAGAATACACGCTCGTATCGGTTAAAGATATCACGATCTAATCCGTGGTCGCAAACAAGACCAGGCATTATCTCATTACCATTAACCTCAAGATGACCCATGACAATATCTGCCTTTGCTGTGTTGATAACATTTATAGATTCTGCATAATGAGCTGATGCTATCCAAGGTATGAATAGAATATTACTACCGCCTATTTCTACTACTTGAGGAACATCTTCATAGGTTGTAATATTACCATACTCAGCACAAGTCAATGAGACAGAATTGACCTCATTGGTATTTTTATAATAGCAGTCGTGATTACCAACTAACATATGAACTTTGAAATCCCGTGCGGGTTCAAAGAACATTTCTTTAGCTAGTTTAAGAGATAAAAAATTAGTGTACTTGCGCCGATCAAACACATCCCCCAAATGAATAATCGTTGTAATTCCTTCCCGATCAAGTATTGGGAAAAAAGTTCCTTGGTAGAATTTGGCTTGGAAGTCTGAAAAGGAATGTAGGTCATTTTTACCGCCGTAGTGTGTGTCCGTTATAATCGCAACTTTCATTATTTATCAATCTTGGTGAAATGTATACTTGTCAATCATATCATCAAACTGCTGTTGGTAATCTGATTCATTGTCATGAGCCTGAACTGCAATACGAGATTCTATATTAGACTCTTTCAGTAATTTTTCTTTTATCATCTGTTGTTTCTTTTCTTTTGTTATTCTACGGACAAATGCATAGTAAATGATTTGTGTAAAATAAGCAAAAGGATTAGAAGATTTCGCTGGATCAAATCTATCTATATACTGCAAACAATTTTCTATACCATCAGAAATCATTTCTTCCCGATAGGTATAGTTAATAAAGTTTGGTCGGTATGATAAATGATTTGCTATCTTTAGAATACACTCACCCAAATAATTAGTAATTTGAGGAGGTCCTTCACCAACAGATTCAGCTTCTTTTATTAGTGTCTTTCTCTCTACAATCGCTTGTAAGAATTCTTTATTATTTACATAGTGAATTGTTTTTTTCTTAGCCATAAGATGTTCCTCATTTTACATAATCTCCGAATAGACCTGTAATGACTTCTACAGCATCGGAAAGATTATCTAGTCTCCAAGAAGCGTTGTGTTTGATAAGAGGATGTTCCATATATTGATCATCATCGGACACGACAATCAAAGGTTTTCTCAAACCAATCGCCCAACCAATCTCAATAATAGTTCCAATTGATGGCCGTCTATCGTTCATCACTTTGGGTAGATATGCCAATACCAAATCACATGACTCTGTATCAAGCCAGTTCTTTGCATTGATAGCACGAGCATCAGACCACATAGGATCTGTCGCACCTTCATCTGTGTATGTCATACCCTCTTTAACAGGCTCGCATCGTAAAGGAGAAATACCCATAATACCATATGGTAATACTTCCTGAACTCCGCTTCGCCATTCAGTTGCTTCTTGTTCGTTCAGTCCAGCAATCGGGCCTGCAAGATATATATACTTTTTTAACATAATAAATGCCTTTTTTGTTTAGACATCTATTAAGCTAACACATTTTCTAGGTATTGTCAAGCCCTACGGTAGTCCAATTTACTTTATTCCAATCACCATCTCTGACTACTGGAATTGCATGACATTTTACCCCCTGATAAGGACTAATATCATTGATAAGAATTCTACCACTATCTGCATGGCCCATTAGTAAAACATCAAACGGCACACCCAATCTGCGGAGTTCTGATTCAGTGCGTTCTCTTATGGACTCTCGTCTGCCTGTCATCAAAACTATCTTATGGCCTTGAGCTTCCCATAGTCTCATTCTTTCTAATACACCAGGCAACAACTCATGGTCTTCTTCCATTACGGCCTTATGACCACCATTCATATGTTTCACCAAAGTACCATCTACATCAATAATTAAGGTCTTAATTTTTTACATCCTTTAAAATAGCTTGACAGACTGGGGATTATGTGATATAATAAACAGCAGTGTCTCCGAGAGAAAGAGAATAGCACATTAATGTAATATCTTTTTAGTCGGTACATGAGTCATTCTTGAATCTTCCTCATGTTCCATTAGTTCTTCTTCGGTTGGAGTATTCTGTTCCATAATAGCTGACAACCTATCTATGTTAGTACGAATTCTATCCATAATATCATCATCACCATCATCTTTATCAACTTCAATACCAGATTCTTCTTTAGCTTTATTAGAAATCATCCGATAATAAACGATTACTTCCGGTGCTAGATTCCCCCAACCTAATATCTTTTCTTTATTAATAACAAACTTAACATCGTTAGTAAAGTTTACCCATCTCTGTAAGCCTGTATGTTCGACAATGTGATCTGGACGATCATAGGTGTGTTGTCTAGTAACAGACATAGGACATTCTACAACGAGAGCATCAGAGTACTCTTGAAGTATTTTACATAGAACATCAGACCCATCAATCATCTTAATGACTTTATAGGGTGAGTCGTTGGTATCTTTATCAGCGAATTCCATCATGACTATTTATCTTTTAACTTAACTGGTACTATGTCGTAATCAAATCCTTGCTCATTATAGATGTTTATTCTCTCAGAGAAATGATTTAATGTATAGTTACTCTTATTATTATAACTCAAATCGTCAGATAAGTCAAATATATTCAATTGTTCCTTATCACCAGCTAATCGTAATCCACGTCCAATAGATTGTAAAACCTTTATTTGTGACTTGTATGGACTAGCAAATATAATGTTATGTAATCTCTTAATGTTTACCCCTGTAGAGAATGTACCATACGATGCAACAATCACACAGTTATCATTTTTCTCCACAAGTTCTCTTACCTTTTCTCTATCATCTGTAGGTGTAGCTCCATAGATTAAATATATGTTTCGTTCATCACCACAGTTATCGACAATCATACTACACAAAGGAACTAATTGTTTTTCTATATATTGAGCTAATACCAAAGAGTTACCATCTAGGGAACAAGTTAAATTTTTTATAAATTGATTTCTTTTAAGATGTGTAGATATGTATTCCATTTCTTGTTGATATGTTTTACCCCTCATCAACATTCTATTTTGTTTAGTGTGTTCTAATACAAGACAACGAATATGAAGATTGGATAATTCTTTTCGTTCTATAAGTTTTGATGTAGTGGTGACTTGTTCGTGTACTGTAAACAAGCCTTCCAACACTAAACGATGAATCTCTGTGCCGTCTAGTGTACCTGTAAGACCTATTCGATATTTACAATCGTGTAACTTTGTCATAATACCTGTTAATGATTTTGCTTTTGCTAAATGAACTTCATCAACAAACACAGCACCAAATTGGCCAAAGTATCTTTTGTCTAATTTATAAATTGATTGCCATGTGGAGATGGTAACTTCTCTACTAGTATTTTTATCTTTACCAGCATACAATCGGTGACAATGTTCATCAGGAAACCAACCATAGTCTGCAAAGTCTGAATACATTTGCTCAACCAAACTAGTTGTAGGAACAACAATAAGAATTTTTTTATCTGTGAATTTTTGAATGTAGTATCTTACTAGAGCATATATAATAAATGACTTGCCGCTACCTGTAGGGGAAAGAATAAGACCACGGCCAGACTCCAAAACACTGTGTACAGCATCTATTTGGTAATCTCTCGCTCTGAACTTTCCTTTCTCAATCGACCGGACAAATCTTTCGGTAACATTTTTATCCAACTTTTTGACTCCAAAATCTCCTTCGTATTCGATTTCGTAGCCTTGTTCCTTGAGAAACTTTTGGACATAAGGTAATAGTCCATAATAGATTTTACCAGTACCAGGAGAGAATAATCGGATTCGGCCGTCCCACATTCTATTTCGTACAGACGGCATGAACTTGGCACCTGGAACTTCAAAGGTGAAGAACTCGGAGAGTTCTCTGGAGATGGATGATTCGCACTTGATTCTGATGTACGCTTCATTAAACTTTTCAACTATAACGGACACTATTAATCACCATGAAGAAATTTCTTCCATTCAATTGTATTACGAATCGTCCAGTTTCGGTTGTTAATCTCCCTTAATATTCTTTCCAGATATTCTACTATCTGTTTTGTATAAGCCATACGCTGGCCTAATTGTTGAAGGTCTTTATCGGCCTCCATATAGATACCTACATCAGTTCTGAGCACCTTCAATTCAAAGGGGTTTTCTGCATACACCTCAGGAGGAGCTTTGCCTGTATAATACTCCCACTTCACTCGATACAAAACCTTATAATCATCTTGCAGTTTTTTATGCTGCAAAGAATGCTTAGTAAACATCTTTAGATATTTGTTATGTATCTGTGGTGTACGAATAGACTCAAGGTCCAATTCCGTATCATCAATTTTTATATCACGCTCTACTTCAATAAACAACTCATCAATATTCATAAATCACCATAATGTAAGGTGAAGCAGTCAGAGGTCATTATACCTATTTACATATATATACTTCCACTCTATAGTGCGAAGATAAAAAACCATCCCCCATAATAACATGACTGCTTCAGTTTTATTTATGCATTACTGGGCTTCACTTCAAACCAAGTAAAGGCAAATTCCACACTACAAGTAGCATATCCCGTATCTGACTCTTGTGTATTATAATCAATAGAGCCCAGTGATACAGGAAACGCTTCATAGATATGAACATTAGCGACAGGATTATTCTTACTGGATAATATAGTCAACATAATATCAGTATATAAATTTCTATCATTCACATCTTTAAAAACATTAGAACTACCCTCTGTCATACTTTTTTGAATCTTTCTGGCTGTCTGATGACCACCCCTATCCATATGATCTGGTCGAGCTAGAGCATTGAACTGAGTTCTAGCAAAAGGAAATCCTATGTTATATGTCCAGTTTAACATTTCTTGGTAGTTTTCTAACTTCTCATCAACTATAAAAGTCATATTGAAATTGTCATACTGTAACTTATCACCCACCACCGCAATATCTACGAATGGTGTGTATTGACTTGCCTGTCCTAAAGTAACACCAGGGATATTAGCTTGCACCACAAACCACTCTACCGTAGGAAAAATAGGTAGATAAATTTTAAATTGATTTGATTGTGAATAGTCAAATACTTCTGGTTGTCGAGCTGTGGCGTCAACGATTCCGGTAGTCTCATAACTATCGGAACCGCCAACCTCACCTACTCGTAAACTTGAATTAGGTAATTCAGCCACTTAATTAGTTACCCCAACCAGCACCAGATTCATTCACCACTTTATGAACTTCTGTGATGATTGTTCCTGTAAAAGCTGCAGCAGGAGTTATTAAAACATCACCGGTATAACCAATAGGTCGCATAGATTTTACTTCTGCTTCTATCAAATGAGCAGCTGCAGTTGAACCGTTTGCGGCCCTTGTGCAACCGGTTAGATTACCAGCACCAAACGCAGTAGACTTAGCAGTATAAGTAATATTTTCCGTACCTATAACAACCATACCAGCAGAGGCAAAACCCCGTGTATCATCTAAGCCAATTGTAGTTACTGAATTGGTAATAGCGGCAGATAGGTTGGTTGTAAACTGACCGTATTCTTGCATTTTAAAACCGGGGCCCCCATCAGTTCCGCCATAGGAACCATTGTTACCAAATATATGACACATCGTTACATTGGTTGTGGCATCAAATAATACCGAAACACCACCAGCAGGATTACTACCAGACCATTTGATTCTAGAAATACTTAATGCCGAATTACCAGCAGTCCAGTATCTTAATTCGTCGGCAGAAACTAGTTCTGAATTAGCAGTTGTATGTGCTGTAATATTAGATACGATGATTGCCTGCCAGTCCGTATCTCTCAAAATTGTGTTGACTATTGCCATTTGTTTTCTCCTCGGGGCGGAAGCGGGACCCCATCATTGTTACAATTACTTCTCTTTAATGTAACTATTTATAATAATCTAAGCACATAAAAAAAAAGACCTCCCCGAAGGAAGGTCTTTGAAATAACACTTTATTATTATAATAAGTGTGTCGTTTTTATTACATCAGATTATCAATCTGAACACGGCGATAGTAAACATTGTTGTTCACAGCACCAGAACCATCAGTAGCACCACTCAGTTGAGCGAACGGATTAACTTGCAGTCCATATCGTGTCTTGAAACCAATCTTCGGCTGGAAGGAATTCTCGCCTACCGCACGAACCATCTGCAACGGAACGTATGGGCAATAGAAAAGACCTGCATCATAAGGCGATGTGCCTTTATAACCAACCAAGTAGTACTGACTGGCGTTTGCACCAGCTGGTGTACCAGCAGTCGGATAAGGAACGGCCATATTCATGTAAGGATCAACATAGACTTTAAAGCGACCATTCAATACACCAGCGAATGTGTTGCCTGTGGAGTCAACATTGAGGTTGTCAGACAGGTTTGAACCATAATCCAACAGACCAGCCATTGTCAGAGCGGACGCAACGTCAGCAGAGCAAAGGAGAATATTACCTTTACCACGGCGAGTATCACGAGCGATCATGTTCGCATCACGTTCGATGGCAAACATAAGACCTTTGAACTTCTCAACAGACCAGCGACCATTGGAGTCAGTATTAAGATCAAAAATACCAGCAGTGGTGGTGTTTGTAGCAGCACCCATCACGGCATTCTTGTAAATAGTACGGACCACTTCACGGTTGATTTCAGCAAGAATTTCAGAACTTAGGATGTTCGCAAGTTCTGTTTCTGCGTCTAGACCATGAATGGCTTTCAAGTCTTGAGCAAGTTCCATCGTGTATTCAGCTTTCAGCGCACGGGACTTTGCAGTCACGGTTGCTTTCTCAATACTAAATGCCATCTCAGCAAAAGCATTACCAGCGGAATCGCCAAGTGCTTCAGCAGCCGATGTTGCCATGCCAGTACCTGTCTGGAAGTTAGCAGCACTCAAGTTCTTGAGTACGTTAGAACCCACCATCGTTCCAGCACCAGCAAATTC